ACATAGACATTGTAAATTATGTTCAAAAGATAAATCCACAGAATAAAAAACAAATTTATACCATTTACAGAGAAATGATCCCAAAGAAAAAAGTTTGGTTAAAATACATCAAACCTAGTAAAAAACAAAGACCACCAAGTATAGCAGAATACATAGCAAAATATTATGAATGTAGTTTAGGCGAAGCTGATCACTACATTGATATAATTCGAGAACCTGGTGTTCGAAATATTTTATGGCAAATGGGAATCGATCAAAAAGAACAAGATAAATTAGTAAAAACTCTCTAAATGGATTCTTTTAATTGGGGCACTTCCTCCGAGTGGTTTCAAAATATTATTACTAAAGAAATATTTCAAGAACAAATTTATGAAAGATTTTTTGAAGTAGAAGAAGGTGATATCGTTTTAGATGTGGGAGCTAGTATAGGCCCCTTTGCTTATTCAATTTTACATAAAAATCCTAAACATATTTTTTGTATTGAACCTAGCTTCGATGAATTTCCTACTTTAGCTTGGAATACTAGATATGGTAATGTAACTTGTATCAATAAAGGAATTTCAAAAGTTGATGATAAAGTTACAAGTCTTACGGTATATGGTTCTGAAGGTAATCCTACTGAAATTTATGGAATCTCCTTTAAGAGTTTTATAGATTTATATAATATTAAACAAATTGATTTTCTTAAAACTGACTGTGAAGAAGGAGAATATGATATATTCACCCCAGAAAATTTAGTTTGGATTAAACAAAATGTAAAAAAAATAGTAGGTGAATGGCATTTAGGTAATCCTGAAAGTAAACAAAAATTTAAAGAATTTAGAGATGTTTATTTAAGAGTATTCCCTAAACATGAAATTTATGCTGTAAATGGGGCTGATATTAAATGGGATTTATGGAATGAACATTTTATAGAATACTACAACGAAGTTATAATTTATATTGATAATAGATAAAAAAAATGGAAGAACAATTAGGTTACGGTAATTTAAAAGCAGTTACAGATTTCGAAAAAACATACCCTGAATTAGCAAAGGAATTTCAACAGATTCAAAGAGAACAGTATGAATTATTTGCTAGTAAAATGATGGACTATGGTCTTTCAAATATTTCTTTAGGCTCAACCTTAGAAAAAGAAGAAGATATTAATTTATCTATTACAGGTATTTGGCTTCGTTGCAATGATAAAATCAATCGTTTAAAAAATATGCTTCAACGTAATGGAAAAAATTACGTTAAAGGGGAAGCAATGATTGATAGTTTTATAGACATTTCTAACTACGGGATTATCGCCCAGCTAGTTATGAAAAACAAATGGAAATAACCAAAAATATTTCAGTATTAATTCCTAGTAGAAATAGGCCTCAAGGTTTAAAAGAACTTTGTGAGTCTCTTTTTACTAATGCTTCAGATCCTAATCAAATAGAAGTTATAGTTTATTTAGATTTAGATGACTTATGCATTAAGGAATATACAGAATATTTTTTAGAATTAAATACACGTTATATAAACCCAATTAAATCTATAATTGGTCCTAAATTAGTTTTAAGTGATTATCCTAATAAACTTCTTCAACTAGCATCCTCAGATATTTTTATGAATTTGGGAGATGATATGAGATGTAGAACTCAAAATTGGGATATTGAAATCATAAATGCTATAAACAAATATCCTGATAATATTAATTTTGTTTATGTAAATGATGGTTATTGGGGACCTAATTTAGCTAGTCACCATATTATACACAAAAATTATGTTGATTGTTTAGGATATTTTTATCCTCCATTTTTTGATTTTGGATATTCTGATACTTGGATGTTTCAGGTTGCTCAAAAAGTAGGTAGAATAGAATTTTTACCAATACTATTTGAACACATGCATTACAGTATAGGTAAAGGAGAATTTGATCAAACCTATCAAGATAAACTTGATAAAAACCAAAATGATATTTACGGAGAATTATTTCGTTCTACCCAGTATCTAAGAACCCAAGATGTTAAAAAGTTACAAAGTTATATAAAAAGTTTTGAAAAAGAAAATACCTTCTATAGTTAAGGAGGTACAACGGTTTTCACCCCCCGAAATTAATTACGGTTTCCAAAAGCAAATTTCATTTAGTCAGTTCTCTATGTTTGAGAGTTGCCCACATAAGTGGGCACTACAATATAGAGATGGGCATTATACGTCGGAAGTATCGATTCATATGACATTTGGTACAGCAATGCACACGGTATTGCAAGACTATTTAACTGCGTTTTATAACGTGAGTAAAACAGCAGCGGATCAAATTAATTTAGAGGAACAATTTGAAGAAAAACTTAGAGAAGGATATAAAGCTGATTATGAACGAAATAAAAAGGAACATTTTTCATCATCTAAAGAAATAAGAGAATTCTATGAAGATGGTTTAAGTATTCTTTCTTGGTTTAAGAAAAATAAGGGTAAATATTTTAGTAAAAGAGGTTGGTGGTTAGTAGGAATTGAAGTACCTATTATTCTTCAACCAAACCCAATTTATCAAAATCTATATTATAAAGGATTTTTAGATGTTGTTTTATATAATGAAACAATAAATAAAATAAAGATTATAGATATTAAAACTTCAACTCGAGGTTGGAGAGATAGAGAAAAAAATGACGAGATAAAAATGATGCAATTAATTCTCTATAAGAAATTTTTTAGTGAATTATATGGATTCCCAATTGATGATATTAATATTGAATATTTTATTGTTAAAAGAAAACTACACGGAAATCCTGAATTCCCAGATCCTAGAGTACAAACTCACATACCGTCTTCTGGTAAAATAAAACTTAATAAAACAACAAAACGTTTTCAAGAGTTTATAGAAATGGCTTTTAATAAAGATGGTACTCACAATATGGGACCTCAATTAAAAAACCCTTCAAAATACAATTGCACATACTGTTTATTTAAAAATAATAAAGAATTGTGCGATAGAGGATTATCTTAAATAATCCCAATATATTTATATATGTTATATTAATTAAAAAACAATGTTATGAGTAAAAAGGACATGACACTTACGAGTGTAAAAATCCAAGGTGACTTATTTGACGAATTTAAAATTTCTTGTGTTCGTCACAAATTTTCGTTTCAAAAACTTGCCGATCGCGCAATCCATTTGTACCTTACAAATGAAACGTTTAGAAAACAAATCCATAGTCACAACGATTTAGATATTTAAAAATTTATGAAAGAAGGTTATTTACCAAAAGATCAAAGGAAAAAAATCCTATTGATTACAGATGATATTAGATTACCTTCAGGTGTAGGTAGTATAGGTAAAGAAATAATAATCCATACCTCTCATCGCTACAATTGGGTTAATATAGGAGCTGCAATTGGTCATCCTGAAGCTGGTAAACGTTTTGATGTAAGTGGAGATACTAATAGTATTGCAGGAATTGAAGATTCTAGTGTAATGATTTATCCTAATAATGGTTATGGAGATGCTAATCTTCTAAGAACTATTGTTAATATAGAAAAACCAGACGCAATTATGTTGATCACGGATCCACGTTATTTTACTTGGTTATTTTCTATTGAGAATGAAGTTCGTAAAAAACTTCCTATCATATATCTTAATATTTGGGACGATTACCCAGCACCATATTACAATAAAGCATTCTATGAATCATGTGATGCTCTATTAGGTATTTCAAAACAAACAGTTAACATCAATAAACTTGTTTTAGACGATAAAGCTAAAAATAAAATTATTGAATATGTACCTCATGGTCTAAATGAGGAGGTATTTTATCCCATTAAAAATAAAGAACAGGATAAAGAATTTATTGAATTTAAAAAGCAATTATTTAAAGGTAAAGAATATGAATTTGTAGCATTTTTTAATTCTAGAAACATTCGCCGTAAACAAGTTCCAGATACAATTTTAGCTTTTAGTCAATTTGTTCAGCAATTACCTAAAGAAAAAGCTGATAAATGTGCTTTAGTACTTCATACTGAAATAGTTAGCGAACACGGAACCGATCTTTCAGCAGTTATAGAAACTTTAGTTCCTAAAGATGTAAATATTATATTTACTCCTGGAAGACTAGAACCAAAAGCAATGAATTATCTTTATAATTTAGCAGATGTTCAAATGCTTCTTACTTCAAATGAAGGTTGGGGTTTATCTCTTACAGAAGCTCTTCTAACAGCTACTCCTATCATAGCTAACGTAACAGGTGGAATGCAAGATCAAATGCGTTTTGAATTTGAAGATGGTACTTGGATTGATTTTGATGCTGATTTTCCTTCAAACCATAGAGGTACTTACAAAAAGCATGGTGAATGGTCCTTCCCGATTTACCCATCAAGCATTTCAATTGTAGGTTCTCCCCCAACTCCTTATATATTTGATGATCGTTGCCGTTGGGAAGATGCAGCTGAACGTTTAATGGAAGTTTATAATTTGTCTAAAGAAGAACGTGAAAAAAGAGGTTTAGCAGGTAGAGAATGGGCTACAAGTGAGGAAGCCGGATTTACTTCAAAACACCAAGCTAATAGATTTATCAAGACAACAGACCAATTATTTAATACTTGGAAACCCAGAGAAAAATATGAATTGGTAAATGCCAATGAGTATGCTAAACCAGTTTTAAACCATAAATTAATATATTAATGAAACCATCATTTGTAATAAGTTGCCCTATTGATACCTACTCAGGATATGGGGCTCGTTCTAGAGATCTAGTTAAAGC